CATGGGAGCCCGCAGTGCATACATCCACTGACAGAGTAATCTGTCATCCAAGAAGGGAGCATGTGATGTCGTCTGCAGGTATTCGTGAAAGAGCCTTGCCCTTGATTGGGCCTGGTGAATTCACTTATCCCAAAAAACTATATGGGTACGTCACTTATAAAGACGTAACCTTGCAGACTGGGAAACAGAAAACTGTTTCCGAAAGCCATAGGAAGGACCCTAAAACTGGTTCTTACTATGAGGGTGGCCCGTTTTACACGAGCCGTGTGTCCTGGTTTTTGAAACCAGGTCATGTGAAAGACGCTTATAACTGGTCCCGTGATGCTTTTTACACGGGACCCGTTTATGGCGACTTTCCGTCCCTTGCTGAGATGAATGACGTTTCGTTTAAAAACACCGGTTTGAAATTTGGTGATGAAAATTCATCCAAACTAAAAACCGATGGTACGAACGCCATTTCATACAGCAGCCCTATTAACCCGGCATCCGAGCTTGGCACTACCATGGCTGAATCTATCCGTGAGGGTCTTCCGACCATCCCGGGTATTCAGACGTGGCGCCAACGTACTGAGATCCTTAAGGGTCTCGGTTCTGAGTATCTCAACTATATATTCGGTTGGCATCCCCTTGCTGAAGAAGTTTCAGCTGTTAGGGATGCTGCCCGTTTCCATCGCACGATAATGAAAAATTATCATGCTGGAGAAGGGCAGAATACTCATCGGACGTTCAGGTATCCATCACAGCGATCGTCCTCCTCGAAAACCTATAATACCTACCCCACCTTTCCTGGTGAAGGTTGGTATTGGCTTTCTGGAGAGCCGATCCCAAAGCGTGTGGTTTCTAGGGTTACTGAAACCAAGAGATGGTTCGAGGGTTGTTATACCTATGCCCTACCATCGTCAGCTGACAACTGGCGTAAGGCCATAGGTTTCGGCTCACAAGCCGACCAACTTTTCGGATTCTCTCTTACTCCCGATGTCCTTTGGGAGCTAACGCCTTGGAGCTGGGCCGTCGACTGGTTCACGAATGCCGGTGAGGTTATTAACAACATCGGCAATTTTGCATCAGCCGGCCTTGTCTTGCGGTACGGTTATATGATGGAAGAATCCATCGAAAATATAACTGTTGAGGGATCGCCTGCGGTTCTGGCGTCCACGGACCCAAAAAGTCCGCGTTCAAAAGAACTTAAAGCACCCTCTTCTTCCTGGTCTTGTGGCATTGAATGTGTCACAAAGCGCAGGTTGCCCGCAAGCCCCTTCGGATTTAGCGTAGGATGGGAGGGCTTGTCACCCACTCAACTCGCTATTACTGCAGCACTCGGTATTACACGTCTGCTGTAGCAGTATCACTGCAAACACCAAACGCAGTCAACCGGCTGCGACCAAAGGAGTGTGCCTATGGCACTGACCGACCCGCAAAAAATTCAAAGAAGTCGCAGGCACAGAAGTTACGGCCCCGAGAGTTTCTTCGGGTTCGTTTCAATCTGTGTATGAGACCTCTGATGGCCTGAATAAGCTCACCATTTCCAGTCAGGAAATTGGTGGGTCTACTCGTAAGCGCCATCTCGTGCGGATCGACGTGAGCAAGCTCACGACGAATGTCTACGAAGAATCCAAGAAACAGCAGGTTTCCACCTCTGTTTACTTGGTCGTTGACAGACCTATTAACGGATTCACCGTTGCGGAAAACAAGAAACTGGTTGAAGGCCTTGTTGGCCTTCTATCAGGCTCGTCCTACGCTCTGGTGGAAAAAGTACTAGGAATGGAGTCCTAACTAGACTACATCCTATTACCTGTTTCCATTAATAGCTCCTCTTGAATAGGAGGTCGTGATTATGTCGAAACGTGGCAGCGAGAGCCACCACGTAATTCAACATTCAGCTACCAACACGCAATTCCTCGCACTTCTCATAGTGCTTGGAATGCTTGCAGGAGCTGGAGCTGCTCTAGGTTTGATTATCCTTCTAGTACTTCTTTGAGGATAATCTCCCTTCAGTGTAGCAGGCTAAGGATAAATACCTCTAACAGGAGGATTTATGAAAAGCCTGATATCACTC